CGATCAATACAAATGGATGCACGGTACGACGAAGTAGAAGTAGGCAGTACGATCACGCAACCGAACTATCCGTGGTTCCTTGAGAAAGGTACACCGAAGATGAAAGCGCGTCCGTGGTGTGAGCCTGCATTCAAAGCATACGAACCTGATATTAAACGCAACCTCATGGGAGCGTTAAGAGCGGCGGCAGGAAGGCTGGGAGCAAAATGAAAATAGGTCCTATTGTACTTGCATTGAGATTGGCAGGCACGCGCTTCGACAACAGGATAGCAGGTGCCGCCGAACTCGGTATGGTTCTCGACGGTGCAACGTTGAACAACGAGACCGCCTTTGTCGTACCTACTGCCGACAAGCCGGACCCGAATAAAGAATCATCGGGCATCAATCAAAAGGTAATTGAAGGCTTTTCAGTAATTGTCGCGCTGTCAACAGACAACAACAAGAAAGATAAACTCAGCATAGCGGCATACGACAATGTCCATGATGTACGAGCAGAGATATTCGCAGGTGTTCTCGGCCTCCAAATTAACGGGCAAGAAAGTATTGTATCGTATGCAGGAGGGCAGATCGTTGAGATCAATCGTGCATACATGTGGTATCAGTTCGAGTTCGTTGTAAACTATCGCTTGGATGACGATGATGGTGTGGACGTAGGAGCAGACGCACTTCCTGACCTTGAAAAGATATACGCGCAATATATGCTTGCGCCTAATTCAGCATTGCCGCTTCCAGACGGAACGACATTGCCTCAAACATTGTTCGAGACCAATCTGGAAGAATTGATAACATGGCCGCGAGAATTTGGACCTGCCTTCGGCAAAGCGTTCGATGTGCTAAAAACTGAAGAATAAGAAAGGAGAGGCTAATGGGAGAAGATACAAAGTTTGTTGTACCAGCAGAAGGATGTCTCGTGCGCTATCCCGGCACAAAGACACAACTCCCTGCTTCCGGCGCATCGGTGCCGTGGACAGGACGAGAAGGAACGTATTGGAGGCGACGTGCAGAAGACAAAAGCGTGATCATCACGCCGTCAGTACCTCCGAAGAGTGAAGATAAACCGATTGCGGAAGCGTCGGAACCTGTACGCCCAACAAGGAGGACTGATCGATGATTTCTTTTAACAATATCCCCACAACGAAACGAACGCCGGGCGCGCTCGTTGAGATCGACAACAGCCGAGCACTCAAAGGCTTGTTTGCGAATCCCCACAAAGCGCTCATCCTTTGCATGAAAGAAACAGACGGTTCGGCGGCTAACGCGGCGCTGATGGCAATCACAAGCGACAATCTCGCCGATGGATATTTCGGTGACGGTTCGATCGGTGCCCGGATGTGCAGGACGTTCAAGAAGAACAATCCGAATACCGAATTGTATGCCATGGCATTGTCAGGCGGAACAGTGCGGGCATCTGCCTACCTGAGCTTTGGTGGTTCGGTGACGGCGGCAGGCGCGTATGTGTATCTTCTCATCGGCGGTGAAAAGGTATACAGTCCGGTGACCTCGGGTTGGTCAGCCATCGACGTTAATTCTGCTGTGGCGAGCGATGTGAACGCCAATGCAAATCTTTGTTGTGTTGCATCCGTATCGGCGGCAGGTGGATTCAGATTGCTCGCAAAAGGATCAACGGTGCTTGCGAATCAGTTTGATGTCCGCATGAACTTCTACGATGGACAAAGTACTCCTCCCGGAATTACTTATGTACTGTCGACTTTCGCGGGGGGCGCAGGTTCGCCTGACGTTGATGATGCGTGGACGGTCATTGATGATATTCAATTCCAACATATCATCAACCCGTTCAACGACACGACGAATCTTGCAGCAATGGCAACCGAACTCGATGCTCGTTTCGGTCCTGAGGTCGATAAGCAGGGACATTGTTGGACAGCGTATCGCGGAGCACTTGCGAGCGGTGCGGCACTCGGTAATTCGTTCAACAGTCCACATATTACGCTCATACCGTTCTACGAATCGCCTACCAATCCTGATGAATGGAGTGCAGCATGGGGAGCGGTTGCAGCATCCAAACTCAATGACGATCCGGGCCGTCCGTTGCAGTACCTCGCATTGAAGAACGTCATAGCGCCGAGGGATACGACAAGATGGACGGACGCGGAACGCAATACGTTGCTTTATGACGGTTGCGCTACTTTCTTCGTCGATGCGTCTGGTAATGTGATGATTGAGCGCAGCATCACGACTTACAAGACGAATGCCGCAGGATCACTCGATGCGTCTTATCTCGACGTGGAGACGCTGTTCATCCTCATGGAGATCAGGTATCAGTTCAAAGCAACGATGCTTACGCGCTTCATCAGTCAGCGATACAAACTGGCCGACGATACGTTCCCGGTGCAGGCGGGCATGATGGTGGCGACGCGGAAGACGATCCAGCAGGAGATTATCAGCCTCTTCACGAAGTTGCATCAGAAGGGATTGATCGAGAACATCGAGGACTTCATTACCAATCTCATCGTTGAAAGGAATGCAGACGATGTGAATCGCATCGACGTACTGCTTCCGCCTGATCTGATCAACCAGTTCAGGATCCTCGCGGGCCAGATTCAGTTCATACTGTAAACATGAAGTCGGGGTGCTTCGGGATCGTTGTCAGGTCCCGAAGCACAGACCCCGTAAAAATTTAAGGAGGTTTCGATGGCTAAGATCACAGGAAGAGTCGAAGTACTTGTCAACGGCGAGATACTTCTCAACAAAGAAGGCGCTGTTGCAAGCGGACTGGGCATCAGCGGTCAGCCCAATTTCGAGAAAGAAGCAATCGGAGGTCCCGGTGGACTTCACGGATTCAAAGAAACGTTCGTACCTGCGACACTCGAAGTGAGCATCACCGACAGGGACGACGTATCGTTGGACAAACTTGCACGCGTCAACGGAGACGGAACGATTGTATTCCGCACCGCAGGAAGCGGCAAAGTGTATACGATGCACGATGCCACGAATGCAGGAAACATTTCGTTGACTGCGGGTGAAGGTGAAACGAAACTTAAATTCATCGGACCGTTCTGGACAGAGTCAGTTTCGAGCTAATAAAAGGAGGATACACCAATGTCATATTCAGTAAATCAGAAATGCTCGCAATGTAAGAAAGAATCAACGTGCGCGGATGGTGTTATTATCCGCAAGGCAGTTGAAACAATACATAGTCTTCCGAGTGCCTGGGTAGACGGGAAGCTCATCGGAGGACATCAGGGAGGCGGAACAGTCACCCACGATTGTACCTACGGTTTTGAAGATAAGAATGTAACTGAGTAATAACAATCCTGGGAGGGATACAACATGGAAGATATAAAAGAGATCACGTTGAGCAAAGCAATACCCGTAACGAAAGAAGGCGGAGGGACAGCACATACGAACATCATTCATCTTCGACGGCTCAAGGCAAAGGACTTGAAATTGATTCCCGAGTCCATGTTCGATCAAGAAAAAAAGGTTGCCGTGAAGCCGCATGAGGTCCTCCCGCTTATTGCGGCATTAGCGGATTTGTCGGAGGCGTCTGTCGGTGAGATCGACGCCTCCGATCTCTTCAAAATAACATCGGAGTTGGAAAGTTTTTTAACGTCTCAGTTCCCAGAAACTGGAAAGAAGTAATATGGAGTGTCGCGGCTAATTTTCATTTTCCTTCATCTGATATCTGGGAAATGTCAGTTGAAGAGTTGCGATTCTGGGAACAAGGTGGAACGAAAGTAGCGGAGTGGATCAAGGAGGCGTGATGGGCGGACAGCAATTTGGATTAAGCGTACTTCTGAAACTCGTCGATCAGATATCGGGACCGCTCGCGCGTATAAGCGGGCAGTTCAATAAGGTTGGTGAGGCATGGAACAGAAACGGACAAGGACTGCGCAACGTTGGCAAATCTATGTCCATGTACGTCACCGCTCCGCTCGTCGGCATGGGCTTCCTTGCTACGAAAGCTGCTGTTGATTTTGAGAGTGCATTCACCGGGATCGTCAAGACGGTGAATGCAACTGCTCCCGAACTCGAGACGTTACGCGTGGGATTTCTGAACATGGCAAAGGAGATCCCAATATCGACCGAGGAGTTGTATAAGATTGGCGAGGCAGCAGGACAGCTCGGGATAAAGACGGATAATATACTGGGCTTCGCGAAGGTTATGGCCGATCTCGGCGCGACAACAAATCTTTCTTCACAAGAAGCGGCCACTCAGCTTGCCCGGTTTGCAAACATCACAGCAATGAGTCAGAAGGATTTTGATAAACTCGGTTCTACTATCGTGGCGTTAGGAAACAATACAGCAACGACGGAAGCCGAGATTGTATCAATGGCCATGCGTCTTGCCGGTGCAGGCAAACAGGTAGGCTTGTCCAACGATTCAATCATGTCTCTTGCCGCAACTATGAGTTCGTTAGGTCTTGAAGCGGAAGCTGGCGGTACTGCATTCAGTCGCGTGTTGATCGAGATGAACAAGGCGGTGTCCAAAGGATCGAAAGAACTCACCGTGTACGAGCAAGTAGCGAAACGCGGGGGCCTTACGGGTTCATTTAAAGACGCATTCAAAACAGACGCAATAGGTAGTTTGCAGAAGTTTATTGAAGGAATGAAGAACCTGAGCGACAATGGAACGAATGTTTCGCTCGTTCTCGATGCAATCGGCCTTGACGGTATCCGCACTGCTGATTCTCTCATGCGTGCGAGTGGTTCGGGTAAACTTCTCAACGACACATTGAAGATCGGAAGCGATGCGTGGAAAGCAAATAATGCACTCACGCGAGAAGCCGAATTACGATACAAGACAGCCGAGTCTCAGTTTCAAATATTTATGAACGAATTGAAACAACTCGCCGCAACGTTCGGCGAAGTGATCGTTCCCATATTGATAAAACTTATTCAGATAGTCAAACCGCTCGTGCAATGGTTCGGTGCGTTGCCGATGCCCATCAAACAATTCGTTGTGGGATTGGCGGCTTTACTCGCATTGATTGGACCTTTGCTTATATTCGTCGGCATATTAAAAGGTATGGCGGTAATTATGGCCATGTTCGGACTTGCAGCGGCTCCTATTCTCGCAATTGCTGCGGCGTTCGTTGCAGTGGGTGTAGCAATTGGTCAACTTGTAAAGCATTGGGAAACGCTTACATCAGGTGGATTCCTTGCAATGTTAAAAGATTTAGGCGGTTGGATTGGTTCTGGATTTAAAGCCAGTCGCAATTTCTTTGGTAATGCTGCACAGCAACCCGCTTATGCCGGGGTCGCTCAATCGCAACAGGCGGTGAACGTGAACAACAGAAACAAATCGGAAGTAGTTGTGCAGATTGAAACGCCGGAAGGTGTTCGAGCGAAAGTTAAATCCGTAAAGAGTGATGGAACAGCACATGCACTCGCTTCCGGATATGCAGGACCGATCATGCAAGGAGGCTTTTGATGGCGTGGTCATGGAAAAATAATCTTCGCAAGGCGTCGTTTCGTGGCATCTCATTTCAGGTGGAAGCCGTATCGTCTGAAGTGGGACGCAGGAACGCCGTGTATGAATATCCGTTTAAAGATGAACCGTATGTCGAGGACCTCGGCAAAGCGGCAGGTGTATACAATGTCACCGGCTACGTTATCCAGAATATCGAAAATGATTTTGACTACTTCGGTGAACGTGATGCACTAATAAGCGCTCTTGAGAGCGAAGGTCCTGGAATCCTTGTACATCCGTTCTATGGTGAATTGTTTGTCAGTCTGCTTGGTAAGGCACGTATAGACGAGCAGATGAATACGGGCGCAGGCATGGCTCGCTTTCAGATGGTGTTTATCATTGCAGGCGCGGCAGTATCACCGACAGGTGAGATTGATTATCTTGTCGCTATAGATAATGCCGCAGACGCACAACTCGCCGCGAATGAATTGTCTTTTGCGGAAAAGTTCGTAGCATTCAACGACGGTCTGACACAGGCGGTCAATGATATAAGTTCCGCGGTCAACATGGTTCGATCGACTTTGTATTCGATTCAGTCGGGCATAGTGAGTACAATATCCAAAGTTCAAACTGCGTTGACCACAATCTACAATACGATCAGTGACGTTGTTAATTTTCCATCGCAACTTGCGGCGGCGATCACATCAACGCTTGAAACATATAGGACGTTGTTCGACGATGCCTCAAATAATACGGTGGTAAACGCAACTCTCAATCTTACGACATACGGCGAACTTCCGAATAGCAGTATCGCCAGTAAGTACGGTGGGACGCTCGAAGAGATACCGAGTACGGGAACATACAACAGCGATCAGAAGATAGCAAACAGAAACGCAATCATTCATGCGGTTCGTGTAGGCGCAATTCTCGAAGCGAGCAGAGTAGCAATGCGGATCAACTATACATCGTACAATCAGGCGTTCGCTATGATGCAGAAAATAGTGAGCGCCATCGACGACGTGTTGTTGTATATCGGAACAAGCAACGATCAATTGTATTCTGATTTGCAAGCATTCAAACCTCTCATTGTTTCGGGGTTATTGACGAAGGGCGCATCGCTACCTCTTGTTATTGACTATCAAGTGCCAACAGACGTCACGCCGTCTCTCGTCATTGCACATGATTTGTATGAGGATCTCGACAGGGAACAAGAAGTGATCGACAGAAATTCGGTAGCAATGATTCATCCTGGATTTCCTCCTTCAGGTGATACGTTGGAGGTACGGAATGAGTAAGATTGTTTCGCTCCTCGTCAATGATAAATTGTATAGCGGATGGCTTACGGCTCGCGTTGCCCGTTCTATGGATTTCTTATCAAGCACGTTTGAATTGTCTGTCACTCAAGCAGGCGAATTTATATTGAGCGATTGGCAAATCAAGATGGGCGATTCTGTAAAAGTAAAATACGGAGACAGCGAAGTCTTGACGGGGTACGTTGAAGATCTCAATGTGTCCTATGATGATAAGTCGCACACGGTCAGCGTGGCAGGCAGAGACAAGACAGGAGACCTTGTTGATTGCCCTCGTCCTGCTGAACCGAAGCAATGGAGCAACCTATCCATCTTGCAATTGGTAACAATATTATGTTCTCCGTTTGGTGTGTCTGTATCCGTTGACAGTAGCGCAACAAAAGAGGTAGCGAGAAAAGAAGCAATCTGGAGTTACAACGAAGGCGAAGTCGTATTCGACGCAATCAAGCGTTTGTGTTTGAAACAAGGCCTCATTCCTTTATCGCACGGAGACGGTAAACTAATACTCACGAAACTCGGAACGAAATTCTCTGTCGATAACATAGAGCGAGGCGTGAATGTTCTCACCGGAGGACTCAGGCAATCAAACAAAGAACGGTTCAGCGAATATCATACGAAGGGATTTGGATTCGGCATCGACACTAAACAGACGAAGGATTATATCCAACCGAAAGGCGACGCCCGGGATTCCGTAGTAGGAAGATATCGTCCGTTTGTGATCATGAACGACGGCGCGGCGACGTTCGGCAATTGCAAAGAGCGAGCGACGTGGGAGTCTCAACTTCGTGCAGGAAACTCACGATCGTTTACTTACGTGTTACAAGGATGGGAACAAACGAATGAGCAACTATGGAAGTTGAATACGAGAGTGAAAGTGAAAGACAAAACGTTCGGAGTCGAAGATGAATTCTTGATCAATTCGTTAGGTTTCGAGGTAAGCGATACAGGTGTCTTCACTGCGATAGGATTGGTAAGCAAACAGAAGTATGAGGCGACAAACAAACTCGACCTAAGCAAAACGAAGACATCGTTTGATATCGGTTCTATTTTGGGAGGCGCAAAATGAATTTAAATGACTTTTATAGATTAACATCGACGTTGAGAAACAAAATATTCATGATGCTCGCACGCGGAATCGTGAAAGCGGTAAAGAACGATGAAGGGACGCAGAAGTTGCAGATCGTTTGTTTGGCAGATGAAACTCTCGGTAATGTCGAACGTCTGCAAGAGTACGGATTTGAAACGTTCCCTGACACAGACGCGGAAGTATTTGCGGCTTTCGTGAATGGAAACAGGGAGACCGGCGTTGTTCTTGTCACGCATGATCGCCGCTACAGGCCGAAGACGTTGGTCAAAGGCGAAGTAATGGTCTACACGAAGTTTAGTAATCACGTTCATCTTAAGGCGGACGGATCAATTGTTTGCACAGAATCAGGGGGTGCGGTGCTCATGATGAAAGACGGAGAGTTCACGTTGTCCGGTAAGGTATTCTTGAAAGCAACAGGAGGACAGCCGGTAATGCTTGAGACAATCATTGACAAATTGAATAATCATACACATATAGAAACAGGCGGAGTAACCGGTACAATGACAGCGGGCGGAACGACATTGGTTGCAGGTACAGATAGTGCATCCGATGTAAAGGCGGCGATATGAGCGATATAAAATTATCATGGGATATAGACGTATTTGAAGCGATTGCAAAATTTCTTCAAAGTACAAATGACGTTGAGACAGATGATGGTCTTTCGACAATGGTCATCGTCTCATTGTTCACTGACGCTCGTGCAGATGTTGACGATCCTCTTCCTGATGAGAACGGAGGAAGGCGGGGTTGGTGGGCAGACGAAACATCGGACAAAGCAGGCGATAGTGTAGGATCGAAGTTGTGGCTGTATGAACGATCGAAACTGGATGATCGAGTATTGCTCGATATACAGAAGGCAGGACAAGACGCATTGAAATGGATGACTGATGAGGGAGTGGCGAAGAATGTGAAGGTTGAAGCAACAATGTACGCCTTACAGTCAGGAAAGTATACAGTGTTATTGACTGTAGAAATAACAAAGCCGGACGGGAAAAAACTCCCGTATAAATTTGAAGGATTATGGGAGGGTACATTATGAGCTTCGCTCGACCTTCGCTGAGTACGATCATCGCTCGTATGGCGGCAGATGTAAAGAACTCAATAACAGGAGCTGCAACACTCGCACTCAGATCGGTTCTTCTCATTCTCGTTCGTGTTGTAGCA